ATGGCAAAAAACGGTGCGCGAGTATACAGCTATTTACGCTTCTCAGACCCCCGGCAGGCGACCGGTAGTAGCGCTGATCGTCAACTGCAGTACGCCCAGCGCTGGGCGGCGGAGAAGGGGTTGGCGCTGGATGAATCCTTATCCCTTAGGGATGAAGGGCTATCCGCCTATCACCAGCGCCACGTCAAGCAGGGTGCCTTAGGCGTCTTTCTCCAGGCGGTCGAGGATGGCCGAATCGCTGACGGTTCAGTCCTGGTCGTTGAAGGGCTGGACCGACTGAGTCGGGCTGAGCCCATTCAGGCCCAGGCTCAATTGGCGCAGATTATCAATGCCGGCATTACAGTTGTTACGGCCAGTGATGGTCGAGAGTACAACCGTGCCGGTCTGAAAGCGCAGCCAATGGACCTGGTGTACTCGCTCCTCGTTATGATCCGGGCGCATGAAGAGTCGGACACCAAGTCAAAGCGTGTGAAAGCGGCAATCCGTCGACAGTGTGAAGGCTGGATCGCTGGTACATATCGTGGCGTCATTCGCAATGGTAAGGATCCCCAGTGGCTGCACTGGGATGGCCAGGGCTGGCAGTTCATCCCGGATCGAGTGGAAGGTGTTCGCCTGGTTATCGATCTGTTCCGTCAGGGTTATGGCTCGGTCCGTATCATTAGAGAGCTTACAGAGCGCGGATTGGCGGTGACCGCGAAGGGCGTCACCGCGCTGCAGGTTTACCGTTTAGTGAGATTGCCGGCGTTGGTGGGTGCCAAGGTACTGGAACTGGACGGCGAAACGTATCGCTTGGAGGGCTATTACCCATCGCTTATGGATGCCGCCGAGTACGCGGATCTGGAGTTACTGATTAATAGCCGCGTTCGGCGCAAAGGCAAAGGTGAGATACCTGGGCTTATTACCGGCCTTGGCATTACGTACTGCGGATACTGCGGTACGGCCGTGATCGGGCAAAACGTAATGCACCGCGCCAGGCCTGACGGCAGTTTGTCTGACGGTCATCGGCGTGTGATCTGCGTGGGTTACTCGCAAAACAGCGGATGCCCCGTGGGAGGGAGTTGCAGTGTCGTGCCAATCGAGAAGGCGTTGATGAGTTACTGCGCTGATCAGATGAATCTCAGCAGCTTGCTTGAAGAGCGTGATCAGACACAGGTGATACGTGCGCGGCTGGCGAAGGCCAAGACAGAAACGTCAGCGATCGAGCAACAGCTTGAGCGAGTGAGTGAGGCATTGCTTGCGGCTGAGGGTGGTGCTGCACCGTTAACATTTGTGCGCAAGGCCCGTGAACTCGAAGAGCAGCATTTGTCCATGCAAAAAGAGGTGGCACAGGCCGAGCGGGAGCTGGTGGCGGTGTCAAATCGTGATCAGCCAGCGCTCGCTGAGGCATGGTCGAGCTTGGCGTCGGGTGTAGAGGCGCTGGATTTTGATTCGCGGATGAAGGTCCGCCACCTGGTGCGGGAGACATTTGAGCGAATTGTTGTGTACCACCATGGTATGCAGGCGGTTGGTCGAGAGGGAATGCTGATTGATTTGTTGCTGGTTGGGAAGGGTGGCCAGCCCCGGTTGTTGCGGATAGATCGCAAAACCGGGGAGTGGCAGGTTGGTTTTGGAGTTTAGATTTAGGCTGCCTTGTCCGTCGTGAGGGGGAGCGGTTTGCTGAGTACCCGTAGGTGGCCCTGACCAATCCAAAAGTTATGTTGCACCTGAATGCAGACATTCCAGGCTTCTTGGGCTACATGCTGCCCAGCGGCGACTACATTGCCTTCCTCGTCGACGAGTGCCAGGCTTAGTTTTTTTCCGTCACGAGTCCTGCAGGTGAACCCTTCATGGGTGACTCCACTGATTGTGGCGTTTGACAGGGTGTCTGTCTTGGCGTCGAAAATCATTATGCTGCCTCCATGGTTACTGGCTCCCAGGCCGACTCGCAGAGCCCGTAGGCGCTGGAGCAGGCGGAGGCGTCAGTAGCAATCATCAGGTCGTATTGGATGCCGCCTCGGGCTGTCTTGGACCATTCAACGGCCTGGCGAATGCTTGCGATCTCCATGACTTCAATGGCTGTCATGCCTGAGATTGATCCTTTCGGATGCTTAGCGTTAGATCCGGCAAAGAATGTGGCAGCACCGCGTTTGCTGGCCTGCTGGACGGTTCGCTCCCAGCGATCGATCCGGTCAATCGCGTCGGGGAACCGCAGGGCAATTTCCCGTAATTCATCCTTGCGGCAGTTGATGCAGGGCATGCAGCCCACGCGCCCCATGCCTTGTGAATAAAGCGGATTCGGTTTAATGCCCATGTAGCGGTGAGCCTCGAACACCGCCGGGACATCCCACTTCAAGATCGGGCGGTAGTTGAACAGGCCTCCACCCACTTCGTCGCACTCCGGCAGATATCGTCTGTTCAGCGACTCGTCTGCACGCACACCCTGCCAGCTCAAGATCATGTCGCCGGCACCCATCAACGGCATGACTACTTGCTCAAGCATAGGGTCGCGCTTCAGTTCCATGGTGCAGAACTGGGCCTTGCGGCTAGGAAACCGGCCTTTCCAGATGCACAGATCTAGGAACGGATTACCGGTTGGCTGCAGCACATCCAACGCTGCAAGCACCACCTCCTCTGCGATGCCTTGCGCTCGCCATTTCGACTCAATGAATCGGCGCTTGCCTTCGATACGCTTGGTAAAGTCAGCTCGCACGCGGGTTATTTTCGTGCGTGTGGCTTGTTCCAGGTAGTCAAGGTACTCGTAAGTCTGTTCGTGCTCGTTACCAGTATCGGCGAAGACGGCCTGCAGATTGGGTGCCTCTAGGGCCATGGCGACCAGCAGAGTGGCAGTGCTGTCTTTGCCGCCGCTGACGCTGACGATATTGCGAGTGCTCATGTCGCCACCTGCTTGCGATAGTTGGCGTCGATGATCCGCTCGAACAGCTCACGGTCAGCAGCAGAGCACATTCCAAGCCGACCTATCTCGTCAGCTAACTGACCAATTAATTCCTCGCGGTCATCCGGCGTGGGCATTGGTGCGGGCTGCTCGGCAATGCCAGTGGCTTTCACCTCCAGCATTGGAAGCCAACCGACCGGAATGCCCTTGCCTTCCGTGAAGTGGTCGTGAGACCAGCACCATCCAGCGAACTTCCACCGATCCTCGCCGTCATTGTCGAAGTTGTTCGCGCCGATGGTAGGGGCCTGATCGGCATCTTCCGTTGAATGATCTTCAAACTCGACCAGCAGCCGCAGCATAGTTCCATCACGGGGCGCGGAATCCATATCTTGCCATCCAGGGTCATGGTCCTCTTGTACCCCGCAGGCAGTACACACGAGCAGATAACCACCATCGTCCGTCCACTCATGGCTGCACGGCACCGGCTCGCGCTGGGCTGCCGTATTGCTGGCATTCGCGCGCTCGATGTAGGCCGGTAGGAGCGTCGGTGGGAAAGTGTCCTCCCATGGCTTTACGTTGCGCTTTGCCGAGTCCTGGAGCTGAGCCACATGGCCAATCAGTTCGCGCACAAGGCCCGACCAATCAGTCACGTCATAGAACTTGCAGAGTACCGGATCAGGTTCAACTTGAGGGTTTGCGCAAGGTGCCGATTCAGGCGCATCCAGCAGGCGCTGTTGTAGTGCGTCGAGCTCGGCCTGCAACCGGTTGACATGGGCGCGGTCCACCAACTCAGTTCCCACGGGAAGCCGGTCAATTCCCGGTCGATGTTCTACAACTGTTTCTTTGAAGTGCTCGCCTTCCTCATTGATCACGGCGACCACTTCAGGATGCCTGCCAGTGGCACCGTTTACACGCCGCTCGATCATGTGCCAGGCCGGCTCGTATTCGGGCCAGTCGCTTTCGATCACCAAGTACTTCCGCTGGGGTATGCGCACGTGATGCTCATTCAGGCGCTCCAGAGCGGCAAAGAATTGCTCTCTGACATCTTCTCTCCAGAAACCCTGGATATCGCTGTGCTTGATGACGATGTACCGATCTTCGCGTTTGAGCTCGCTCGTGCCGCCTTTATCGTTACGAGATGATATGTTCATGGTCACCCCCTCTTACATCCGAAATGATTGATGAGCGCGCGACGGTAGTAGCTTCTGCTCTGCGGGTTGCGCGCCGTCGGATTGGATCTCGCAGACGAATCGGTGCCGTTTTCGGTTGGGGGCTGTCAGTGCTTTGGTGAGCCCAGGAATGGTGCCAATGCACTGCTCGTACGCGTCCGGTCCATTCCAATGCTGAGCTGGCAATACCTGGCAGTTTGTTCGGGTGGCGTCTGCGCACAGGTACAGCAGAAGAAAGACGGTCATACGGCACCCCCCGGCTGAGCCACGCTTATATGTCCCGATGCGTGCGTATACCCCACGACAAGCTGCGCGGTCGGGCGGGAGGAAGCGGTAAGCGTTGCATCACTGACCGCTGCCCCGCGCAGCTTTTCGTGGGGTATACGTGACTCGGCAGTGGCGCTGGAAGGAGCAATAATGCCTGCTGCTGCGCAGCAGAGACTGTTTGTTACTGGCGTGTCGACACCACTGGCGCTTCGGAGCAAAGCGGCACCGGCGCTGATGTTTTCCTGTTGGTTCTTCATGCCGCTTTCCTCCGATGTTCGACAGCGAGTTGGTCCATCAGGCGCTGGTGATAGGTGAGTCGGGCTTCTGCGGCTGGCCATGGACGGATGGTTTCAGCCATGGGTTGTATGCCGACCAAGCAATCCCAGATAGCCGGGTCGGTTGGCATGAGGTCGCGGCGTTCGGTGGCCAGCGCAATCAAGTCGGCCTGGTGGACGCACGCAGGAAGTTCGGCAGCGATGTCGAAGCGCTGGCACACGCGTTGCCATATCCAGTCTTCAAAGTCCTGGTATGCATGTATCCACTGCTTAAGTGGCTTGGTCATGTCGCCCAGGTACGCCTCTGGCGCGTCATGGAGCAAGGCAGCTAGCTTGTGTTCTTCCGGCACCAGCTCGGCGACGATGCAACTGTGTTGCGCCACGCTGTAGAACTCGCGGGTGTGCCCGTTGAAGCGGCAGAGGTGTGCCAGTGAGTGGGAAATGTCCCGTGGATCGATCATGTCGGCGTCAGGCTCGAACAGGTCAAAACGTTTGCCGGTGTGGGTGAGGATCCAGTTCATGCGGCCTCCTTCACGAGATCGGCCAGCAGCAGGGCGTTGTCAGTTGCCTTGTGCAATTCGCGCAGGGCGTCGTAACCGATCAGCGCTTTCAACTGCCGGTCGAACTCTTTGTTATGGCGAGTCACCGCGCTCAGTTCCTTCATGGCCTTGGTGTACTGCTGCTGCAGTGTTCCGGCGGCCTGGGGCGTCAGACGCAGCATTGGGATTGGGCGGCTCATGCTGGATCCTCCTGGTGAAAGGAATCCAGCTCGTCGGCCATGCTCAATGCGTGGTCACGCAAAACGAGTGCTTGGGTGGCGTGGCTTTCGGATTGCAATGCGCGGAATGTATCGGCGGCGAGTTTGAGCTTTCCGGCGATATCCAAAAGGATCTGACGGTCCTGTGGCTCGCGGATCAAAATCAGCTCCAGGCGCGTGCATCGTTTCGTAGCCTGTTCAAGAGCCGTCGCGCTCGACGACTCGCCCTCCTCAATGCCCTCGATGTAGCCTTTGGCGTGGCCGTCGTCGTAGCCTTCGCTCCAACCATCCTTTAAGCCGCCTCGATAACCACTCCAGTAAAGAATGGCGACCGAGATTACGACGGAGATCAGTGCGCAAATTTCAAGTGCTGTCATGTGGTTTGCTCCTGTTGGATTCGCTTAGCTGGTGGTGGCAGCAGTGTTGGTACAGATTTATTCGTGATTAGGATCTGGTGGATCTGCCAGGCCACACATCAGCTTGGCTTGGTACGGCATGTAACCTTCTTCGCGTAGATCGTCGTATAGGCGGTAGTCGGCTGCGAGATAGCTACAACGCTCGCAAAGTCGGTCGGTTGTTCCGTCCGCCGATAACTGTGCCCGGCAGTGCCGGCAATAGTCTTGAAGTGACATGTCAGTTTTCTTCCGGATTGCTATGAGGTCTCGGTAACGTGTGAGATTGAGTGTTTGCCATCTCCTCATCTGCGGCATCCGACTGTGTATCAATGAAGATGGCCAGATGTCGGATGTCGATGAAGCGGGAACGCTTGGCGCTGGTATCCAGGGTGGTGATGGGCAGCGCAACACGGCCACTTGTTAGTGCGCGAGTGAAGTTGTCCTGGTTGAGATTGCTGAAGTAGCGTTCGCGTACCTGTTCAAAGGGTACGAGTAGATCTCCGAAGATTCGGTACAGCAGCTCAACGGTTTGACTTCTGGGCGCTTTCGGCAGGCGCAGTTCGCGCTGTGGGGAGGCCGTCATGCTGCGTTGGCCTTATCTACTTGCGCTTGGAGACTGCCGAGCGTCAGTTTTCCGGTTTTACGTTGCGGCGCTGCTTTGGCATGAGGTTGGTGGCTTGCTCTAATGTCGCGGTTGATGGCTGCCAGTGCCGCGCGTGCTGTGCTGCCGAAGGCTACGAAACGCGGCAGTGGGGAGGTGCTGTCTAGTGGTTCGAGCACGGCACCTAGCTCTACTCCCTCAATTCCGTAGCCAAGGCGCAGCATGGCGCGGGCCCGGTAGTTCGGACCGAGGTCGATGACGAGCTGGTCGAGGGCAGCCGCCAGTTGCAGGTGCTCGATCTGCAGCGGTGCGGCACTGGTGCTGAGGGAAATGCCGGCAGCAGTGGCGGCCAGTGTGAGGTTGGCCAGAATCTTCTCGGGCGTACGGCGCTCTTCGGCTAGATTCAGCAGCTCGATCAGTAGGGTATCAATCAGTTTGCGGTCCATGTGTGTTACCTCGGGGGTGGTTCCAGGCGATCTCGACGTGGGTGCGCACCAGCTCGCGTAGGTGCTCCGGTACTTCTGCCAGCGCGGCGATGCGTTCCTCACGGGTTCGCATCGCCGTGATCTGGCGGGCGTACTGGCGCGGCCATGCTTCGGGCTGTCTCATTACGCGACTTCTCGCGGGTCGGGCACGGCGGGTGGGGCTGGGCGCTCAATACCAATTTGCTTGGCCAGCCAGGAGATGCCGATATCGGTCACGCGCGTGGTGCGCTGGTATTGCATGCCGTACTTCTCGTGAAACCAGCGGCCCTCACGGGTGACCAAGAAGTCTTTGGTTGCGGCTGGGTTAGCTGGCAGATTTTTTTTATCCAGCAGACCTTTGTCGCGCATGCGTTGCATCAGCTCGCGGTGACCCAAACCAAGGCGTTCGGCTACGCGTTTGAGGGATAAGCTCACGGCGGCACCTCATGCGGCGGCTGCGAGGCTATTGCGGTAGCCCTGCAGGAATTGATTGAGGTTTTCAGCCAACATTGCGTAGGCGCGCTGGTTGTCGGCGGGCAGGGTGAGTAGGCAGCCGGCGTCGTCGTCGATTTCGAGCTTGGCGATATAGCCGCCGCGTGGGTTGCGCTGGATCTGGAGCGAGGGCTCCAGTTCGTCAGCGATCAGATGGTAAATGCCGCGCCCACGTCGGATAGCCAGACGTAGGGTGGCCTCTATATCGCTGACAGCTTCATGCTCATCTACGTCGGGCACCCCGGTAGGGCTGCGGCCGTTGGCGATACCTTCGATAAAGCTCGCAACGCGCGTGGCGTTGTTTTTGCGGTTCTTATCGAGGGTGACTGACGTATTGAGCGTCCCGCAGATGCGCACCATCACCGTGATGCCGGCGGTGCACTGTTCAATCTCGACCTGAGCCGCTACGGATTGGCAGCCATCACACGAATGCAGGGTGTGATTGAACGTGCCGCTAAGGTTTACCTGGGCCTGGAGGCGAATATAGGCGGCGGCGTTGAGAGATAGTGTGCTCATGCTGCACGCCCTCCATCGTCTGGATTGAAGGGGGTCGGGGTAGGGGTGGTGGTTGATTTGCGTTTGGTGGGGGCGAAGGCGCAGCCGTAGATTATGGCTAGGCGGCGCACCTCGAAAACGCGGCTTTCTGGGCACGTTGGGAGTACGTGCAAGGTTGCGGTTTGCATGGGAATTGCCTCGCTCTGTGGTAGGGAGTGAGGCAAATATCACGCACCGTGCTTATCCGTGTCAATACGTTCCGTGCTTAAATTTCGTCTGCGCTGTGCAAAAACCGTGATGACTTGAGAATTCCGCCAACTAAGTGAATTTCGAGAACGTCTTGTTCTGGGACGTGAACGGACTCGTGTTCAGCATTCACGCTGTCTAGCCTGTACATTCCGTCGCGAAGGTAGATGAACTCTTTAATCATTGTTCGGCCTGCCGAGGTGCGGACCATTACCTCGTCGCCGCTGTAAAAGCTTTTGTTGGGTTCAATTAACACAAATTCGCCGTTTTTAATGCGCGGCAGCATGCTGTCGCCTGTCACTTTCAGACCGTAAGCGTCGGGGTCATCGCTATGGATATTTAGGTAGCCATCACCATGGCCTGGTGGGAAATCCAGAGCTTCAAAATAGCCTGCATTGCCAAGCTGAGCGTTTCCTATTACTGGCACTTTCCCTTCCTTGGCCCATCCGACACGGCTGCTGACGGGCTGGCCTTTATCTTTAGATCGTCCGAAATCCCTGACAAGGCTGTCTTCGGATCGAACTCTGCCTTGAATAGCATCTGGGAATGCATTGATTTCGGATCGATCGCGTCCAGCCACTAAGTCTGGGAATGGCACCCCTAGCGCAATTGCTAATTTCTCTAAATCTTGAAGGTTTGGCTCACGGGTTCCCCTTTCATAATTGCCAATTCGAGATTGGGATTCCCATCCACAGGCGAAGGCAAGAGACTGCTGGCTCATACCTTTCGCTTTCCTAAGTCGTTTGATGCGATTGCCTAATGTGTTCATGTGCTTTTTTTATCACTTCTTGAAATATTTCATTCTTACTTTTCGTGTTGAACATTTCACGTTATGTGCTTATTATCGGCGTGACTCAATGGAGGCCATGGTATGAATCGTATTGCTGAGTATCGGGAGCGGGCAGGAATCAAGCAGCGGGAACTAGTTGCTGCGTTAGGGTGGACCCAGACTCGTGTGAGCAATTATGAGGCTGGCCGTCGTACCGCTGGCCTTGCTGAATGCCGCGCCATCATCCACGCGCTAAACAAGCTTGGTTCTGTTTGCTCGCTAGATGAGGTTTTCCCTCCAGCGCAGGAAATAGCGAGCGCGGCTTAGAAAAAAGGCGACCTAAAGGCCGCCCAGTTCCTCCCGGCACACACCACCACAGTGCTGTCGGGGTCGCGATAAAGGTAGGCGGGCAAACCACATGCAAACCGCCTCTCTTTACCGCGCTGCCAAGGCACGGACGCCTTGGGTTGCCTGCTAACCCACCACGGTCTGCAGGCTGTAACGGCAAGGTACATGCGGAGCGTGTGCCTTGCCATTGGGGTGCAGCCGGAGTTTCTACCACAGAGCGCCCGGCTGCATGCGACCACCTGTGAGTGATCACGGCGCAACTGTATCAAACAGGCACGCGGCGGTCACTGGCAGAGTTTTTGGAGTTTTGCCATGAACCGTAAACAGTTCAATTCCATTGAGCGCGCACGGCGTTCGCTCTTGACTCTACCGCAAGCTTTGCTCCACGCCGCACGCGATTATCCCGGCGGTGCCACAGCCATTGCAGCTATCGACGGCGGCAACGCCACCACGCTCAATCATAAACTGAGCCTGACCAACACCAGTCACACGCCTAATATTGGCGATCTTGAATTGGTGCTGGATGCCACGCGCGATCCGCGCATCGTAGATGCGTTATTGCATCCCATCGGTTGGGTGGGAATCGACGTTTCCGAGTTGAGCGATACCGACACAGCGCAGTCGCTAATGGCTTGCATTGGTGAGTTGCTTTCCCGCGAGGGGCAGTTGGCCACACATGTATCGACCTCATTGACCGATGACAAACTGGACGATGACGAGCTGGCTGAGTTTGAACTGCTGGCCGAACGCATGGTGCAGGCGGTTTTCAAATTGCGCGCGGTGCTCCGCAAGAAACACACGGAGGATCTGACCTATGTCTGACAATGCAGATGTTGCTGATAAGGTCATTGCTCTTAATCTCGCAGTGGCCATTGCCGCGCGACCTACTGCCAATCCAGGCCAATGTACGCTCAAGTGCGTGGACTGCGAGGATGTCATCCAAGAGGCCCGACGGTTGGCAATGCTTGATCGCGGCTGTACGCGCTGTACTGACTGCCAGGAGCTGGCAGACCGGCGTGAGGTACGGGCATGACTAATCACGAACTGCTCGATGATGTGTTGGCCCAGTTGCAGGACTACGGGCTTAAACCAGAAACCCCACTGGTGATTGGTAAGCGAACGCGTTGTGAGTGCGACGGTGATAAGGCCCCAGAGAAAACGGGCTGGTATGTGATCTATGAACATCTGACTGGCGGCAAGACACTGTATTGCGGTGCTTTTGGTGACTGGCGCCAGGGTGAGAAGGGAAGTTGGCAGAAGATCAAGGTCAAGGGTGGCCGGTTGAGCGCTGAGGATCGGGCGGTGATGCGGGCGCGAGCCGAGGAGGGCCAGCGTAAGGCGGCTGAGGCCGAAGCGCGCAAACATCGAACTGCCGCGCGCCGTGCTGCGGGTATGTGGAAGCATTTGGAGGTAAAGGGCCATTGCGCGTATCTGGATGCGAAGCGTGTGGCCGGGTTTGGCCTGCGTTATAAGCACAAATCAGGCTGTGCCCTTGTACCGATGCGCAGTGTAAAAACCTGGGAGGTGATCGGCCTGCAGGTGTTGTTCCCTGAGGTGCAGCCCAAGCTTGGGCGTAACAAGACCTATTGGCCGGCGGGCTTGGAGAAAGAGGGAGCAGTGCATTTGATCGGCCCTGAACCTGAACCTGGCGATGTGATTCTTGTGTGCGAGGGGTACGCGACCGGCGCGAGCCTGCATATGGCCACCGCACTGACCGTGGCGGTGTGCTTCGATGCTGGCAATCTGTTGCCGGTGGCACAGGGTTTGCGGGTGCGCTATCCCGGTCGCCCGCTGCTGTTCTGTGCCGATGATGATTGGAAAACCCAAGTGCAGGGTAAACCGTTCAACACGGGCAAGGTGAAGGCGGGGAACGCGGCGGTGGTCGTTGGTGGTCAGGTGGTGTTGCCGATCTTCGATAACGACCGCGAGGTTGGTTGGACGGATTTTAATGACCTGCACTGTGCAGAGGGGTTAGATGCGGTGCGCCGCCAGGTGTTGGCGCTGGTGAGGCCGGCGACGGATGCTGGATGGCATGAAAAGCTGCTGCGGTCTGCTAAGGGTGGAATTCTGGCGCACCCTTATAACGTCGGATTGATTCTGGGTAATGACTCGCGCTGGGGCGGGGTGATTGCGTGGGATTCGTTCGCGTCGAAAATTATCAAGGCGCGCACGCCTCCGTTTGGTGGCAGTGCAGGTGACTGGGAGGATATCGACGATATCAAGGTGATGATGTGGCTGGCCGAGGTTTACGGGTTGTCTGTGAAGTCGCCGAATGTGTTTGAGGCGGTGAACTCTGTTGCGCATGACAATGCCTTTCATCCGGTGCGCGATTATCTGGATGGGTTGGTGTGGGATGGTGCACCGCGACTGGATAGGTGGCTACAGGATCGGCTGGGCGTTGCGGATAGTGAGTATACCCGCAAGGTGGGTAAGCGTTGGTTGCTGTCTGCCGTGGCACGGGTGTTCCGGCCAGGCTGTAAGGTTGATGTGATGCTCATTCTGGAGGGGTTGCAGGGTGAGGGTAAGTCGACGGCTGCCGGCGTGCTTGCCGGCAAGTGGTTTATGGACACGGCATTCGATATGAGCAGCAAGGATGCGTATCAGGCGATCCGGGGTAAGTGGATCATTGAGATGGCGGAGCTGGATGCGCTTAATAAGTCCGATACGACGAAGGCCAAGCAATTCGTTTCATCGGCTACGGACCATTACCGAGAGAGCTATGGACGACGGCATTTGAGTGTGCCGCGCCAGAGCGTATTTATCGGCACCACGAACCAGGATGAGTACCTGAAGGATGACACGGGCAACCGCCGTTATTGGCCGGTGACGTGTACGAAGGTGGATCTGGATGGCCTGCGGGCCGATCGTGATCAACTCTGGGCCGAGGCGGTAGCCTGTTTTCGCGCGGGAGATATTTGGTGGGCCGAGCGTGAAGAGAACGAACTGTTTGCGGCTGAGCAGGATAAGCGCTTCCAGGCGGATATGTGGGAAGAACCAGTGGTTCACTACCTGGCAGCCAAGCATCTCGGCGAAACGGTGACGGGCGCGCACTTGTTGCAGCATGCGCTGAATATCGACCCCAGCCACTGGGGCAAGCCTGAGCAGATGCGGATCGGTAAGATTATGCACCGACTTAAATGGCCGCGCCGACGCCGGACTAGTGGCCCTGGTGGGGTGCGTGGTTATGAGTATTTGAAGCCGGCCGAGTGGAAGCGCGGGATGGTCGAGCCCAGGCAGGAGACTGCATTTTGATCCCTGAAATGGATGAGATGTTGAAGTTGTGGGCGCTCGATATGCATGGATGTGGAGGTGCAAATGGATCTGCTAGCACCATGTTGGGCCAGTTGATGGATTGCAAGGGAGAACTGATTCGTGGCACACGCGGTGGTTCGAGGATGCTGCTGCCATGGAGTGCGGACATTGAGGTGATAGTAAACAAGCATCTGTCTTGGCAACTGGAGCAGGTGGTGTACGAGCAATACCTAAACCGTGAGAGCGCAGAGCGTCAGAAGTGGGCGCATTGCGGATGCGGGCGTACGCAGTACTATGAGCGCTTGCATGCTGCCCATCTGGAGATCGCAGGTATGTTGCTGGAGCGCGCAGCGTGATCATGCTGTTTGTCCGGCCTGGCCTACTGGTGTTATTGCTGGTGGAGCAGGCGCAGACCGCGCCAATCGGGGCTTTGACCTTCCGTCCCACCTTTTCCGGGATTTCCCCGCGTAGTGCGCGTACCTACGCGCACGCGCATCACGCGCAGCGTTTATTAATCTCTCTCTATACGGGGGAAAAGGTAATAAATAGTAGGACGGTAGGTCAGCGCTTTGATTCTTGGGCGCTGCAAGTGGCGCACTTGTCTTTAGTTATGTGGGGCTGGTCGGTCACTGCCCTGCGGGGCGGTAGCCAGTTACGTTATATGTCCGCTGATTGCCGTTGATTTCCGGTACGTGTCCGTTGATTGCCGTTGATTGCCGCTGATGGCCGTTGATTGCGGGGTGGCAGCGTTAAACGCTTGCTGCCACCGGACTGGAGGGGTATAAATCAGCCATGTTCAAAGAGGTACGCAACCAGCGACCTCACCACAAACCCGGCCCTCGCGCCGGGTTTTCGCGTTTATGAGGCCGGGAAATGACGAACGAACAGCAAGCGCTGGCAGAAATGCCGATCTGGTTAGTGATCGTCCTGGCCCTGGTGGGCGGTGTGTCGGGCGAGATGTGGCGCGCGGACAAAGAAGGGGCGCGGGGTTGGGCGCTGATTCGGCGGCTAGCCCTTCGGTCCGGCGCCTGCGTGGTATGCGGAGTGTCAGCGATCATGCTGCTGTACGCGGCGGGCATGTCGATCTGGACCTCTGGCGCACTTGGATGCCTGACAGCAATGGCGGGCGCAGATGTTGCGATCGGGTTGTATGAGCGTTGGGCTGCCAAGCGACTTGGCGTGCGTGAGGTTTCTGCCGATGTCCAGTCAGAGCAATGAACGTCGCGGCAGTAGCACGGAGCGCGGTTACGGGTACAAGTGGCAGAAGTCCCGCGATGGACATCTGCGGGAGAACCCCTACTGCACGATGTGTTCGACTGATCAGCGGCCCGTCGCGGCAACAGTCGTCGACCACAAGATTGCGCCCAGGCTCAAGGACGCCAAGGACAGTGGTGATCCGGTGCGGCTCAAGGCGGCATGGAAGCTGTTCTGGAACCCGGCGAACTGGGCGAGCCTCTGCAAGTTCTGTCACGACTCGACCAAGCAGCGGATGGAGCGGACCGGCACGGTCCCAGGCTGCAACCCTGACGGTCGCCCCGTGGATCCCGGCCATCACTGGAACCGGTGACCAGGGGGTGAAAATGCACCAAAAAATGGCACTCCCCAGGGTAGGGGGGGGGAAAACTTTTTCCGGGATTCGTTCTAGACCGCTCGCCCCCCTCCGTGCGCAACGTCGGGATAAATGAGGGAGGGGGGGTATCAACAGGTAGGGGTTATTTTTATGGCCGGAAACGGAAATTCGGGGCGCCCTGGGAAACCAGCGGCGCTCAAACTGCTGCAGGGAAATCGTGGTCGGGAAAATATCAGCGACCTGCTGGCCGAAGTCACGGCGCCGTCGGTTCCGGTCGGCGCCCCGCCCATGCCCGATGTGCTGTCTGCCGAGGCCATTGCTGAGTGGGAGCAACTGGTCCCTGCGCTGATTTCGTTGGGCATCGTTTCGCAGCTGGATGCTATGGCGCTGGCCACCTACTGCCAGGCTACCGCTGATTGGCGCCGCTATCAGCGCTTGATCGCGAAGCGCAACGAAGCCTCCGATGATGACCTGGGCGGCGAAATCCAGACGTTCAAAACCGGCGCCCAGCAAATGCACGTACTTCGCCAGCTTGCGAATGACGCGGAAAAACGCGCCAACACCGCTGGCGCGCAGTTCGGTCTGTCGCCCGTGTCCCGACGTAACCTGAAAACGTCGGCGGCGCCGCAAGGTGAGCTATTCCCCAATGACCAACGAGACGCTGCAGACAAGTACTTCAACTGATGATCGCATCAGCGCGTTCGCCCTGGCGGTGTTGTCCGGTGAGACAGTCGCCGGCCCTGATGTCCGCAACGCCTGTAAGCGGCATCTGCTTGACCTTGAGCACGGGCCCTCTCGCGGCCTGATCTGGGATCTGGCGAAGGCCAACCGAGCCATCGGTTTTTTTGAAGAGGTGCTTTGCCTCAACGGTGGCGACTACGAAGGCATGCCCTTCCTGTTGGCCCCGTGGCAAGCGTTCGTCATCGGCAGCTTGTTCGGCTGGATGACGGTAGATGGGTTCCGGCGTTTCCGTCTGGGCTACATCGAAACCGGCAAAGGTTCGGGCAAAAGCCCGCTGGTAGCCGGGATCGGCCTTTACGGCCTGGTATCCGATGGTGAACAGCGGGCCGAGATCTATGCCGCTGCGACCAAACGCGACCAGGCGATGATCTTGTTTCGTGATGCCGTGTCGATGGTCGACATGTCGAAAAAGCTCAGCTCACGCCTGGTCCAGTCGGGCCGGGACGAAAAAGTCTGGAACCTGTTTTACCCCAACACCAACTCCTTCTTCAGGCCAATCAGTGCCGACGAAGGCAAGTCAGGACCACGGCCACACATCGGTTTGCTGGATGAGGTGCACGAACACAAAACTGCCGCCACCGTGAACATGATGCGCGCCGGTACCAAGAACCGGCGCAAGGCCATGGTGGTGATGATTACCAACAGTGGCTCCGACAAGAAAACTGTCTGCGGTCAGTATCACGACCTAGGCGTGCGGATCTGCGCGGGCATTGAGGATGACGACAGTTTCTTCGCCTTCATCTGCTCGCTTGATGAGGGTGACGATCCGTTCAGGGACGAGAGTTGCTGGGCGAAGGTTAACCCCTCGCTTGACCACATCGCAGCAGGGCAGACCGATGGCATCCCTGGTCGCAAGTACCTGCGCGAGCAGGTGAAGGCCGCACGGGGGTTGCCGGCTCAAGAGTCGGTAGTGCGCCGCCTGAACTTCTGCGAATGGACCCAGGCCGATGCGCCGTGGATTTCCTGGGCGGTTTGGAAACAGGCAGAAGAGCGCGTGCCGATGCGCATGTTGCGCAACCGCCGGTGCGTTGGCGGACTGGATTTGGCGAGCACCACGGACTTGACGGCATTCGTTCTGTTGTTCTGGCCGGCACCGCACGATCCGCACTGGCGGTTGTTGCCGTACTTCTGGATCCCAGACGATGACCTGCAAGGGCGGGAGGATCGCGACAAGGTGCCTTATGCCATGTGGGTCAAGGCCAAACACCTTGAAACCACACCAGGCCGGGCGATCAGCAAGCTGCATGTGTTGCGGCGCCTGGTGACGATCACCGCCTACTTTGGCGTTGAGCGCATCGCGTATGACCGCTGGCGGATCGAAGACTTGCTGCAACTGATGTCCGAGTACGACATCACGTTGCCTGAGATGGTGGGGTTCGGTCAGGGCTACAAGGACATGGGCCCAGCGGTTGATGAGTTCGAACGGCGTCTATTGGGCGTGGCCCCTGAGCAAGAGGGCGAGGGCGTGATTGACCTCGATCCTAGTGAGTGGGAGCTCGTCGAAAGCGAGACAGTCGAAACGCTGCGGCATGACGGTAATCCTGTGATGACGTGGAACGCCGGCAACGCGGTGATCGTTTCCGACCCAGCCAACAACCGCAAGGCTGATAAGGCCAAGGCCACGGGCCGCATTGACGGCATCGTCGCCGCCATTATGGCCACCGGCATCAGCGGTAAAGCCGCCGGCGCCGGTGGCACATCCATCTACGACGAAGGGGTCGGTATATGAAATTGGTCATCCTGTCCTGGCTGTCCGGCCTGCTGGGTTTCTGCCTGCTGGTCGGTGGTGTGGCGATGGTCTACGTGCCCGCCGCTTGCGTCGTTGCGGGTGTCGGGCTTATGGCGTGGTCCTGGCTCGCAGATCGCGCAGCTGCTGCAATGCAATCCAAACCCAAAGGAGGTTGAGCATGTTCTTTTCAAGCGTGCTCGGCGAAGGGCGCGGCAACCTCACGGAAACGGGGAGCGGTTTCTGGCGCGGCCTGATCGGCAGTGGGCGCAACAGCTCCGGGGTGAGGGTCACCCCGGAGTCGGCGTTGGGTTTGCCTATCCTGCAGAACTGCGTCACGTTGCTGGCCGAAACCATGGGCCAGTTGCCTTGTGAGATGTACAAGCGGCTGGACAAAGGCCAGCGCGAAGCGGCGATCAACCACCCGGCGTATGACGTGCTGCGGTACCAGCCGAACGGATTTCAGACTCCGTACGAGTTCATGGAGTGCATGCAAGGCGCCGCCGGCTTGCGTGGCAATGGCTACAGCTTCATTGACCGGCGCGACGACGGCAATATTGTGGCGCTCTGGCCGCTGTGCAACGACAAGGTGCAGGTGCTCAAGGGCGGCGATATGTTGCCGTACTACCGGATCGGGGGCGGAGAAGCGCTGCCGATGCGCATGGTTCACCATGTGCGGTGGTTCAGCACTAACCATTATGTTGGCCTGTCGCCGATTGAGGTGCACGCTGATTCGCTGGGACTGGCCCAAGCCGTCAGACAGTACACAGGCAAGAGCTTCGCCAACGGTGTAACGGTCTCCGGTGTGATCGAGCGGCCACGTGAAGCTCCCGCGATCAAGGATCAGGGCAGCATCGACAAGATCGTCGACCAATGGGGTCAGAAGTTCAGTGGCATAGACAACGCTAAGAAGGTTGCGATGCTGCAAGAGGGCATGACCTTCAAGCCCGTCTCGATGAACAACGTTGATGCCGAGGTACTGGGGATCCTCAAGACCACCGGCACCGATATCGCCCGGATATACAAGATCCCGCTGCCTATGGTCAACGACCTGGAGAAGTCCAACTACAACACCCTTGAGCAACTGATGATTCAGTTCGTGGTGTTCGCGTTGCTTCCGTGGGTCAAGCGCCATGAGCAGTCGATGATGCGCGACTTCCTGTTGCCTACCGATCGGCGCAACTACTTCATCGAATTCAACCTGTCCGGGTTGCTGCGTGGTGATCAGAAGAGCCGCTATGAAGCCTATGCGATTGGGCGGCAGTGGGGTTGGCTGAGTGCCAATGACATCCGGCGTTTGGAAAACATGCCGCCGGTACCTGGCGGTGACATCTACATGCAGCCGCTGAATATGGTTGATGCTGGCAAGAGCGGCGGCGACTTGACCAACCCTGCTGTGCGCGCGCAACTCGAAATGCAGCACGCTGAAATTGAGAGGATTCTGGCGCAATGAAAAATTACCTTCGAGCCTCCAGCCTGCTGTTCAATCAGCCGCTGTTGGTGATGCCTGATATGTTGGACCTGGGCGTTCGCTGGGCCAACCAGGTGATGAGCTTGAATATCGTCAACATCGGCGCCCAGGGGGCTCCCGGCCTGTGGTCGGATGACGGTATGGACCGCATCGCCCAGCGTGAAGAAGAGCGTCGAACTGCGATCGCCCGCACTGGTATCGAGGTGATTCCGGTCAGTGGCGTGTTGGTCAGTCGTGGCAGCCATATCGGCATGTGCGAGACGATGACCAGCTATGAACAGCTGCGCAGCCAGATCCGCAACGCGGTTGCCGACCCGATGGTCGAGCGGATTGTGCTGGACATCGACAGTCCCGGCGGTTCCGCCGTGGGGGCTTTTGAGCTGGCAGCAGATATTCGCGCGATGTCCCAGCAGAAGCCCATCACCGGCATCGTGAACTTCATGGCCTACAGCGGCGGCTACCTGCTCGGCTCTGCCTGTAGCGAACTGGTGGTGAGCCAGACCAGCGGTGTCGGCTCCATCGGGGTTATCGCCAGTCACATGGACCGCTCCAAGATGGAGGAGGGCATGGGCGTCAAGGTGACCACGGTGTTTGCCGGAGCCCACAAAAATGACCTCAGCCCTCACGAGCCCTTGAGCGATCAGTCGCTTAAGTATCTCAATGACGTAGTGCAAGAGAGCTACCAGCTCTTTGCCAACGCCGTTTCCGAGTACCGGGGGATGTCCGTTCAACAGGTTATGGCGACGGAGGCCGGGCTTTATCGCGGTCAGGCAGGCATCAACGCCGGGCTCGCAGATCGACTGCAGAACCCGCAGCAGGCCGTTGATGACCTTTCCCATTCTGTTGCGGTAAGCCGAGCGAATCGCCAAGGCAGCCGTATCGCGGTTCGCGCTTCAGCGCTGAATCTTCAAACACTGATCTGACCGCGTTCGCGGCAGTCGTCATAGCCCGCCCTGTGCGGGTTTTTTAATGCCCAGGAGGCACCATGTCCCTTGTACTTCAATTGCGTAGCGAACGCGCCAAGCTGAATGAGCAAGTCCAGGCTCTGGCCAAGATCGAATCGGACGGCGGTGAATTGTCCGTCGAACAGCTGGCCCAGTTTGTTCAACTGGAAACCCAGATCAAAGATGTAACCGCAAAGATTACTCGCGCCGAAAGTGCAGAGCGTATCGCGGCAGAAACTGCGGTGCCTGTCGAGGAAAGCGCCCAGGGTAACAAAGGCTCCCCGACCCATGTGACCACGCATAGCGAACCCACCAAACCGGGTGTCGCGATGGCGCAGATGGTACGCCTGATGGTACAGGCCGGCGGTAATCAACAGGTTGCCGCCGAGATGGCCAAGACGGGCGGTTACGGTGCTGACGTTCACATGGCACTGTCTACCGTTACACCGGGCTCCGGCGGTGTGCTGGTGCCGGAGAATTTCAGCACCAGCGTTATCGAGTCGCTGCGACCCAAGTCTGTAGTGCGCAAGATGGGCGCAGTCAGCCTGCCGTTGAACAACGGTAACCTGACCATGCCCCGCGTGCTGGGCAACACGCAGGTGACCTACCTTGGCACCGAAGAAGACATTGCGATCACCGATATGCAGTTCGGTGACCTCAAGCTGTCCGCCAAGAAGGCGGCTGCGATCGTGCCGATCTCCAATGACCTGTTGGCGTATGCGGGCGTTAACCCGCGCATCGACTCCCAGGTCAGCAGCGATCTAGCGGTCAGCATGGGGCTGTCGGAAGATCTTCACTTCATCCGTGGTGCGGGTACCGGCTCGCTGCCGAAGGGCCTGCGCTACTGGGCCCTGCCTGGCAACGTGATGGGGGCGCCTGCTGGTGCAACGCTCGCCATTGTCGACCTGTACCTGGGCGGCATGATGCTGCGCCTGGAAGGGGCCAACGTGGACCTGGCTGGCTGTGGCTGGATCATGGCGCCACGCACCATCCGTTGGCTGCAATCGCTGCGCGATGGCAACGGCAACAAGGCGTACCCGGAAATTGATGCCGGTATGTTGAAGGGCTATCCAGTGGCACTGACCACTCAGGTACCGGTCAACCTGGGCGCCAACGGTAATGAGTCCGAGATCTACTTCGTGAACTTTGCTGATTGCTACATCGGTGAAGACACCACGCTGGCGATTGCGATCAGCACCGAGGCGTCCTACAAGGACGCCGCCGGTAACACGGTCAGCGCGTTCCAGCGCGACCAGACCCTGATCCGTGTGATCAGCAAACACGACTTCGGCCCGCGTCACGTCGAGTCGATTTCCGTGGGTACCGGTATCACTTGGGGCGCCGGTATGTAATTCCCGGCCCTGCCACTGGTGGGGCCAACTACTTGAGCAGGCAACAATATGACCGATATGAAAATTGTCACCTTCAAGAAGGAATGGCGCGGCTATGCGATCGGGGAAACCGCTGGTTTTGATCCTGCTGCTGCTGAAGCTCTGATTGAGGCGGGCCGGGCAAAGCTTTATGTGGAAAAGACTACCTCTGAAAAGGTGGTCACCCCCCCTACTGCCGCCGAAAAGGTGGTCACCCCGCGTACGGGTAAGAAAACCGGCGGCAAGAAGAATGCGGCCCAAGAGCCTGCTGAACAGCCTCCGGGGGGAAATCCGGAAGAAGAACCGCCAGAGCAGGCGCCGCAGGAACAGCAGGAAGAAGAGGAAACCGAAGACCCCGATGAGAAGCCTTAAATCATGGCCCGTCGAATTGGGTACATCGGTGATCCGGTCCTGACGCTTGCCCAGGTGGCGTTCCAGTGCCGTGTTGAGCCGGAGGACATGGCGCCGGAGCTGATCGAGCAAATCATCATCCCTGGCGTCACCGCTCAATGTGAGTCGAAAACGGGCGCGGCTATTCGGGGCGCTGTGTACGAGGAAGAGTGGCCAGCGGATCGGCAGGGTGGTGATGCACTGGATGTCGGCCAGGCGACCGAGATTGTTTCGGTGTTCGCCCGGCAGGCCAGTGGCAGTTGGGTGGAGCAGGTTGGCCCATTTGATCTGCGGCAGGGGCAGCGGGAAAGCTTTCTGCACTTCCCCGCAGTTCGGCCTGCTGGGCGGCTGCGCATCAGGTACAAGGCAGAGCTTGATATTGACCTGCATCCCGGCGTGCGCAACTGGCTGTTGATGGCGGCTGCGACGATCTACCGACACCCGGAGGTGTTTCTGGTCGCGCAGACGCTGGCCGAACTGCCCTCGACATTCCTTGATCACCTGGTGGCGGATATCACCGTTCCTCCGAGGTTCTGAATATGGCCATGCGCGAACCGAGTGCCGGCGAGTTGGACCGTCGCATCCTGGTGCGATTGCGGTCTGATATACCCGCCGAGGATCTGGGGCTAGATTCGGTGTTCACCGATCAGAAAAATCGGTGGGCAAAGATCGAGCCGGTTGGAACCGCAGTTTATGCAAACGGCGTTCAAACGGACGTGAAAGTCACCCACCGGATCATCTTTTATTTCTTGAAGGGCATGAGCGAGGCACATGAGGTCGTGCACGGTAATTCTATTTATCGGGTGCGCCGCGTTGCCGACATGAATGGTGCACGACGCTTCACGATATTGGAGGTTGAAGAGTTGGGTATCGTCAAAACCGGCGGAGGCATCTATGTCTAATTCGGCTTCTATAGACGGCTACTTGCACATTGAGGGTTACAACAACCTGCCGCGCGATATTTTCGATAAGCGAAAAATTCGTGCCGGGATGCGTAAGGCCGGGCGGTTGGTGATGCAAAAGGCCCAGATGAACCTGGCCCTGGCTCGCGGGGAGGAGGGATACCCCATCAACCGCACCGGGGCGACATTGGAGTCGATCACCTACAAGGTGTCCCGCTCGGGTTTCCTGGTGAAGGTTGCCCCTCATAAGACCAGCAGGATGGAAGAGTACTACCCGGCCTACCTGCACTACGGGGTGAAGAAAGGCTCACGGCTCGGCAAGTTGGCACCTGGTAAAGGCAAGGGTAAATCCAACCGGCGCGCCGCCGGCGCACGTGCAGCTGCTCTTGCTGCGCGGGCTGCAGGTGAATGGCGGATCAAACCCCGCGACAACTACATGGCCGACGCACTGCAGGACTCCAAGTCCGAAGTGCAAGCCATTCTCTCTGCGGCGTTCGCTGCGGCACTGAGCTGACCCCAGCCAGTATTTTTTGGCACCTATAACGCTGGAACACACGATGAAAATCAGTCTGATCGTCGCGCAGCTGCGTGCGTACTGTCCTGCCTTTTCCGCCAGGGTATCGGCGGGTATTGACTGGGATGCGGTGGCCAGTAGCGCAAAGCTGAGTCATCCCTCGGCCTACGTGATCGCCGCCGGTGACGACGCATCCGCCAACGATGTGGATAACGCCATACGCCAGGATATCACCGACCTGTTTGACGTGATCCTGGTGCTCGATAGCACCGATGAGCGCGGCCAAGAGGCTGCAGATCTGCTGCACGATTTGCGTGCGGGCCTATGGAAAGCGTTGGTGGGCTGGAAACCCGGCGCCGAGTACGACCCGATCGAGTACGGCGGTGGAAGTTTGATCTTTATCAACCGTGCCCGTGTTGTGTACCGCTTCAGCTTTGAGGCCGCGTTTCAACTGGGGCGCAATCGGGCATCCGAACCTGCTGAAACCTGGGAGGAGTGGAAGCTTGACGGCCTTCCGGCGTTTGAGGGCATGGACGTTGATGTCGATTTTATCGATCCCTCGGACCCCAACCTACAAACACCTGGCCCAGATGGCCGGATCGACGCGCAGTTTTCCGTAGACCTTCCCCAACCGTAAGAGGATTTCTCATGTCCCGCATCACTGTGTACCCGGCTGAGGGCCGGAAGACCCCGGATCCGGAGGCCGGTGATTATTTGCCGCCCGAAGGCCGTGCAGTCCCTCGCAACATCTATTGGTTGCGGCGCTTGAGTGACCAGGACGTCACTGAACAACCGCCGAAGAAAACCAAGTCCACCACCAAACCTGCCGCCGATGTCGCCGCGGCTGAACCTGGGAGCGCGGAGTAATGAGTGAAGTCAGCTTTAACAATATTCCCAGTGACATTCGGGTGCCGCTTTTCTACGCCGAAGTGGACAACAGCCAGGCGAACAACGCGACATCCAGCATGGCGCGCCTCATCGTCGCCCAGGTCAATGACGACTCGGTAGCCGAGGAGATCGGACACTTGACCTTGGTCTCCAGCCTTGGGCTGGCCAAGAGCATCGGTGGCGTTGGTTCGATGCTGGCACAGATGTACGAAACCTGGCGCTCCAGCGATCCCGCTGGCGAGGTTTGGTGCTTGCCGGTTAAAGGAGTGGGCACCAAGGCCGCTGGCACGGTCACCATCACGGGGGCTGTTACCGCCGGCGGGGTGATCAACCTGTACATCGGCGGAACCCGTGTACGCGCCACGGTGGCGACCGGTGCAAGTCCCACGGTGGCGGCTGCTGCTTTGGTGGCGGCCATCAATGCTGCTGGCCTGGCTGTCACTGCTGCAGCGGTCGCTGGTGTGGTCACCCTGACCTGTAAGTGGTCGGGTGATAGTGGCAACGATATTGCGCTGCAACTCAATCGGCTTGGCCGCAATAATGGCGAGACTACCCCCGCAGGTCTGACGGTTGTGCTTGCCGCGATGTCTGGCGGCGTTGGTTCCCCTGATGTGGCCGTTGCTCAGGCAAGTATTGGTGATGAGCCTTTTGAGTTCATCTGTGCGCCCTGGTCGGATACGACCTCGCTGGATGCCTGGAAGGAATTCATGGGTGATTCCAGTGGCCGCTGGAGCTGGGCCAAGCAACTCTATGGTCATGTGTATGGTGCGAAACGCGGCACGCTGGGTTCCCTGGTGGCATTCGGATCGGCGCGTAACGATCAGCACGTCACGGTGTACGGGTTCGAGGCTCTTGTGCCAGATCCATTTTGGAAAATGGCAGCGGGCTATGCGGCGCGCCAGGCCGTGTTTATTTCCGCTGATCCGGCTCGGCCCACACAAACTGGGGAACTGACCGGGGCTAACCCGGCGCCGGCGGGTAATCGCTTTTTGCTACTTGAGCGGCAATCGCTGCTGACGCACGGTGTCGCCACGGCTTACTACGGTGGCGGTGCAGTACGCATCGAACGCGCAATCACCACTTATCAGCGCAATGCGTTTGATCAAAGCGATGATTCGTACCTGGACAGTGAGACGTTGCACACCTCTGCCTATGTCATCAACTTCCTGAAAGCGCGGGTGACCAGCAAGTATGGCCGTCACAAGCTGGCCGACGACGGTACCCGCTTTGGTGCCGGCCAGGCGATCGTAACACCGTCGGTTATCCGCGCCGAAATGATCGCGGGTTATTACGCGCTTGAGCAACTGGGCATTGTCGAGAACGCTGACGCTTTCGCCGAAAACCTGATCGTCACGCGATCCTCCACCAATCCCAACCGGGTCAACGTCCTGTATCCGCCTGACTTGATCAATCAGTTGCGCATCTTCGCGCTGCTGTATCCGTTCCGCCTGCAGTACGCCGCCGACGCCGCGTGACAAATCGAGTAACCATGGCCCGCCAAGTGCGGGCTTTTTTGTAGGAGTAAGGCCATGGGCCAGAAAGTCGCCGGTACCGTCTACATCAAGGCGGACGGTATCCAGTTCACAACAACGGGTGGTGTGGAATGTCCGCTGAGTGACGTCAAGCGCGAATCCGTAGCGCCGGGGTTCTTCAAGGAAGAAGACCTGGTTGCCTATGTGAAAGCCACCATTGTTCATTCCCCTGACTTGCCCATCAAGCAAATCACGACCGCCACGGACCAGACCATTACCGTCGAGTTCAAGAACGGTGGCGTTTACGTATTGTCAGGGGCCTACGTCATCGGAGAGCCGGTGTCGAAGGGTGACGACGGGACCATCGACATCCAATGGGATGGCACCAAGGGAGGTTGGCAATGAGCGAAGTCGTAAAGCTGTCCGCGCCTATTGAGGCCCACGGCGCGCAATTGAGCGAGCTGACCATTCGCCGGCCTACTCCGCAGGAAGCCAGGGCCATCAAGGCGTTGCCCTACAAGATCGACAAGGATGAAGCGGTATCGATCGATCTGGACATCGCTGCCAAGTACATCGTCGTGTGCGCGGGTATCCCGTCGTCCTCGGTCAACCAGTTGGACCTGGCTGACCTCAACAGTCTCAGTTGGCAGATTGCTGGTTTTTTTATGACGCCGGCATCTGCGACCTTGACGGCCTGATAGCCGTTGCCTACGACCTGGCCTACTTCTGGAAAACGGACCCAGAGCTGGTTATGGCCAGGTCGCTGGATATCGTTCTTGAGTCGATTGCGCACGCCCAGCGCATCAACAATGTGTTGGAGGGGGGGTGATGGCAGATAAATTTCAGCTCAAGGCGTTGATCACCGGCGTTGATAAGCTTTCGCCTATGTTGGCCGGCGCCCGTAAAAACGTCGCCGCGTTCCGTAAGGGGCTGGAGAAAACCGGCCTTGGCAAGATTGGGTTCAGCGATGTCGTCACTGGCGGCGTATTGGCTGCACCCTTTGTCGCGGGTGCCAAAGCGGCCATTGATTTTGAGTCGCAGATGGCAGACGTGAGGAAGGTTGTTAACTTCGACACGCCGCAACAGTTCAAGCAGATGGGGGATGACATTGGCCGAATGTCGGACCGCTTGCCGATGGCTGCTGGCGACATTGCCAAAATTGTCGCTGCAGGCGGACAGGCGGGTTTTGCGCGTGAAGAGCTGCTGGGCTTCGCTGAGTCCGCAGTGAAGATGGGGATTGCATTCGACCAGACTGCCGAACAAAGCGGCGACATGATGTCCACCTGGCGAACCGCGTTCAGGATGACCCAGGAAAGCGCAATTCGCCTGGCCGATCAAATTAACTACCTGGGCAATACGGGGCCGGCCAACGCGCAGAAAGTGTCGGCGATTGTCACAGAGGTAGGGGGGCTAGGGGAAGTTGCGGGTCTGTCAGCGGCTCAGGTCGCGGCGCTCGGTGCGACGATGGCCGGCGTCGGCGTGAAACAAGATGTGGCGGCAACAGGCATCAAAAACTTCATGCTGTCATTGACCAAGGGCACTGCGGCGACCAAGAGCCAGTCGCAGGCTTTTAAATCATTGCGGCTGGATTCGAAAAGCGTTGCTGAGGGTATGCAGAAGGATGCACAAAAAACCCTGCTGGATGTCCTCACGCGTATCTCCATGGTCGATGCCACCAAGCGTCCTGCCCTGTTAACCGAGTTGTTTGGCAGCGAGTCGGTAGCGGCCATTACACCCTTGCTCACAAACGTCGAACTGTTGCGCACGAACCTGCTGAAGGTGGGGGATGCCACCAAGTATGCCGGCTCGATGGAAAAGGAGTACCAATCAAGAGCAGACACGACGGCAAATAACCTGAATGTATTAGGCAACAACGCCGACGGCGTGTCTCGGGCGTTTGGTGAGGGGTTACTTCCGAACATCAACTCGGTGGTGGACGCCATGCGGCCAATGATCACCCAGACAGCAGAGTTCATTAAAGCCAATCCCCAACTGGTCAAAGGCTTGGCGGTTGCGGGTATCGCGTTCACGGCGCTTCGTGCAGGTGTTTTTGCCGCGACCGTGGCCGTGCGGGTGCTGGGCGTTGCCTTCGCGGCCACTCCGATCGGCATCATTGCGGTAGCGATCGCGGCGGCGGCAGGCTTGATCGTCGCCAACTGGGAGACTGTTGGGCCTTTCTTCACGGCGTTGTGGGATCTGATCAAGGCTTACACCACCCCCTTCATTGACTTCATGAAATCGGTTTTTGGTTGGACGCCTATGGCGCTGATCATCAAAAACTGGACGCCGATCACGGAGTTTTTCAAAAAACTGTGGGAGGACATCCAGCCCTACATTCAGCCGATTCTGAAGTTGTTTGGCATGGAAGACGGTGGCATCGGGCTGACCGCAAAAGTCCAGCAGCAGGCCGAGGCGCAACGCATTCGCAATGCCGGGGTGGGTGGCGGTACGGGGGCGTTCTTGTTGGCGGATGCGCCGCAGACAATGCGCAGTCAGCAGGCCCAACGTAATGCGACCCAAGCAGGGTTAGATCCCAATCAGTTGCTGCGGGTACCCGGCTTGCCGGCTCCCGGCTCGCTGCTCCAGCAGACGGCAGCGGCGAACAAAACGCAGCTTAATGGTGAGCTGGTGATGCGCTTTCAAAACGCTCCGCCGGGGATGCGGGTTGACCCGGCCAAAACCAGCCAGCCAGGGCTTTCCATTACACCGAAGGTCGGCTATCGGTCCTTGTCGGGAGATGCACCATGAGTGAGTGGCGTGACCGAAAACAGGCCGCATCCTTTCGTGGGGTTCCGTTTTGGGTTGATACCGATAATGTACCGGTGGGCCGCCGCACGCAGGTCCACGAATACCCCCAGCGTGATCAGCCTTACACGGAAGACATGGGGCGCCAGACACGCAAATACCGGTTTTCCGGTTTTGTCGTGGGTGACGACTGCTTGTCGCAACGTGACCGCCTGCTGACCGCGCTGGACAAACCGGGCGCGGGCGAGTTGGTTCACCCCTGGTTTGGCCGGCTGACGGTCACCGCGGGGGAGTGCGAGGTCTCCCACGCGCGGGATGAGGGGGGCATGGTTCGCTTCGCACTGGAGTTCATTGACGGCACGTTGGAGTTTCCAGTCCAGGCCCCCAATACCAAACAGCAACTGGTCAAACAGCAGGATTCGTTGCTGGCGTCTATACAGAGCCGGTTCAGTACTGCGATGGCCGCCGTCAACTTGGCGGGGCAGCGAGCGCGGGCATTGCGTACCGCGTTGTCGAGCGTGTACGCGTTCGGTATCAACTTCCTGAAACCCATGACGTCGTTGGCGTCGGATCTAGATGCTTTCGTGAATGACCTGGTGAATGCACCGGATGCGTTTGCGGCGAGCTTGTTGAGTGACCTGACTCGTTTGGAAAGGACGTTTGACGGTTATGGCGCCGGCAGTCAGCTGAAGAGCAGCCAGGCCATGGCGGAGGCTATACCGGCGCTTGAGACTGGAGCGCCTTTGACGTCGACCGCCGATGAAGCTGCGATTCAGGCGGCGGTTATCGGATTGATCCAGGACGCTGCCATTCTGAGCCTGGTGCTGGATATGGCAGAGGTGCCCATTGCTGATGTGTCCAGTTCTGGCCAGGCCGCTAGCCTGGCTGCCCAGTTGGGTGAGCAGGGGCTGACGACGGTAGCGGGTGAGGCCGAGCTGACCAGTGTCCCGGTCGCTGACGACATTCTTGAATTGCGTGATGCAATCAGCGAGGCCGTATGGGCTGTTGCTGCCGATAGCGCTCCGGATCACTTCAGCGTCCTCAGTGATGCACGGCTACGCCTAGATCGCCATTTGACCGAGGTCGCCCGCAGTGGTGTGTGGTTGCGCGCCTACACCCCACGGCAAACGGTTCCGTCGCTTGTTCTCGCGTACAGCCTTTACGGCGATGCGCTGCGCGGCGCTGAGATTGTTTCGCGCAACCGCATCCGTCATCCCGGTTTCGTGCCGGCCACTGAGCTACAAGTCGCCAAGAGCTGATTATGGATCAATCCAATATCGTCACCCTAAGCGCTGGCGGGTACGACTACGCCGGGTGGAAATCGGTGCGGATCAGTGCCGGACTGGAGCGCCAGGCCCGCGACTTTGAGTTGGGTATCACGTGGAGCTGGCCAGGCGGTGGTGATGTGCCGGTACGCATCAAGCCGGGTGAAGCGGTCGAAGTGCGGATCGGCAGAGAGCTGATCCTGACGGGGTATGTGTCAGCAGCCCCCGTTCAATACGATGGTCGGGCCGTCAATTTGTCGATCTCGGGAAAGTCACGGACAGGCGACTTGGTTGACTGCGCTGCGATCAATACCCCTGGTCAATGGCGCGCCCAGAGTGTGCAGAGCATCGTTGCAGCGTTGGCGGGTGAGTACGGGATCACCGTTGTTGATGATTCCGGCCTGGCGCAGGCGATCGATGACCATACGATCGAGCCCGGTGAGACGGCGTTCGAGAGCATTGACCGGCTACTGACGCTGTCTCGCCTGTTCAGCACCGACGACGGTCGCGGGCGGTTGATCATCGCCTCACCTGGTAGTGCTGGCCGTGCGGCTGATCGGCTGGTGTTGGGTGAGAACATCCTGACCGGCGATGCACAGATGGATTTTTCCAATGTGTTCTCCCAATACGTCAGCAAGGGTCAGCGCAGTGGTACCGATACGAGCTTCGGTGTCGCCGCATCAGAGGTCGAGGCATCGGTTACCGATGATCGAATCGGGCGCAAACGCGTCAAGGTCATCCAGCAGTCCGGCCAACTTACCCCAGCCATCGCACGTGCGCGTGTTGTGTGGGAACGCGCCAATGCCATCAGCAAGGCCCTGGCGGCCACCTATAAATGCCAAGGGTGGCGGCAGAGTAGCGGCGAGCTGTGGCGGCAAAACATGATTGTGCGTGTGGTGGATCCCACCGTTGGTTTTGACCGGGACATGCTGATCACGGAAATCAGTTACGAGCTCGGCGAGCAAGGCACTTTTGCCACGCTCAGTGTCGCCCCACCCGATGGTTTTCTGCCCGAACCGAACGATGCCTATGAGAAGCGCAAGCTTCGCAAGGGCAAGAAAACTGACAACTTTGAATACCTTATACCTGCGGACTACAAACCCTCATGAGCGCACTGACGAACTTCCTCGCGCGTGGCGTGGTTGCCTTGGCCAACTCGGCCAGCAAGTTGCAGAGCCTGCAGCTTCGTTTGCTGGCTGGTGAAGTAAAGGACCAGGTCGAACACCTGGAACCGTATGGGTTCACGGCCTGTCCGCATGACGGCGCTGAGGCCCTGGCCGGATTTATTGGTGGTGATCGCAGTCACGGGGTGGTGATCGTCGTCGCGGACCGGCGGTTTCGGCTACAAGGTCTGAGCCCAGGGGAGGTGGCCATGTACACTGATGAGGGCGACAAGCTCCACTTCAAGCGTGATCGGATCATCGATATTGAAACCGTGACGCTGAATGTCAAGGCCACGCAGTCGGTGAACTTTGATACGCCCCTGATCAAAACAACCGGCCGCATTGAATCGGATGGAGATCAGGTCGCCGGCGGCGTGAGTCAGATCAATCACCCACATGAGGGTGTGCAGAGTGGGAACGGCCAAAGCGGGCCACCCGTTGGAGGCACTTGATGATCGATCGTGAGCAGCTTCTTCGCCGCGCCGTAACCATCAGCTTGTTTTCCTGGCGCCGGGCCAATGATGACGATGACTTGGACGACAGTGACCGCCAGGGTTGGTGGGGAGACAGCGTGCCTACCGTGGCGGGCGACCAGATAGGTTCACGCCTTTGGCTGTTGCGCCGACGATCGCTGGTGCCGGACACCTTCAAGGATGCCAAGGATTATGCCGATGAGGCCCTGGCCTGGATGGTCGCGGATGGCATCGTCACGGAGGTCGCTGTCACCGTAGAACGCTACGGCATCAACGGGATGCGCATGAGCGTGCTGATGACAGAGGCAAACGGCGAAACGCTAGAACTGGCCTTTGAGGATACCTGGAGTTTAATCAATGCCTTATGACATCCCAACGCTGCCTGCGCTGATTACGCGCACGGAGGCAGACTTTGAGCGAGACGCTCCCGATGCGTTGCGCCGATCTGACGCCAAGGCCGCTGCCCGTGCACACAGCGGCGCAGCCTTTGAGCTGTATGGCTATCAGCAATGGATCGCCAAGCAGTCGCACCCGGCAACTTGCGATGAAGAAAACCTTCTGCGCTGGGCTGACTGGCGGTTGGAGAAGGGGCGAACAGATGCAGTTGCTGCCGCTGGGCTGATAGCCGTGACAGGGGCGTCTGGCGCACTGGTCGACGCTGGCGTCGTTTACCAGTATGAGGACGGGCGCCGCTATACCGTTGCCCAGACAACCACCCTGGTCGCCGGTGCTGCCGTCGTGCCCGTTACGGCGAATGATGTCGGGACGATTGGCAACCTTGCGGCCGGCACCTTGACGGCGGTTTCTCCGGTGATCGGCGTCAATTCCACTGCGACCATCGGTGTCGATGGCATCGTCGGTGGAACCGACCAGGAAACAGTAGACGCCTTGCGGGGCAGGGTGCGGCAAGCGTTCAAGAACCCGAGCAAGGTAGGAAACAGCGCGGACTTTATTGAATGGGCCTTGGAGGTGCCAGGGGTGACTCGCGCCTGGGCTCTGCCCCGCTGGATGGGGCCGGGTACGTTTGGTCTGACCTTTGTACGTGACGCGGATGTCAGCATCTTCCCCACACCTGCCCAGGTAGCAGAAGTACAGGCCCATTTAGATGCCAGGCGTCCGGTTACCGCTGAAGTCTACGCCTTTGCACCGATTGATAGGGTGCTCAACTTCTCGATCAAGTTGACGCCTGATAGCACGGCGCTGCGTACGGCGGTTACGCAATCGTTGGCCGCGCTGATCAATGATGAGGCGGGAGCTGACTCGACCCTGCTGATTTCCCACATCCGTGGAGCAATCAATAATACCGCTGGCGAGACCGATCATGTGCTGACGTCTCCCAATGCTGATGTGGTCATTGCCATCAACGAAGTGGCTTCACTTGGGGTGATCACATGGCTATGAGTGAAGACGACTACAAGCAGCAACTGCAACAACTGCTGCCGCCCGGCCCAGCTTTTGACGTTGAACTACAGACCGACATTGCGGCACTGGTGGCTGCCTTTGCTCCCGAGTTCGCGCGTATTGATGCTGCCTTGGATGAGCTGCAGGCAGAGTTAAATCCCGCCAGTGTCAGTCAGCTTTTAACTGACTGGGAAGAGTACCTGGGCATTCCTGATGTGTGTGTTGTGCCTGGATCGCAAACGGTGGCAGAGCGCCGTCAGGCGGTGCTGAACAAGATGAGCGCGACCGGAGCACCCCAGCGTGCGTACTACCTGCGGATGGCCACGCAAACCGGCATTGGCATCGCCATTGATGAGTTCCGCCCCGCCCGTGTCGGCTCGACCAATGTGGGTGATTTTCTATATGGCGATGCATGGCCCTGGAGCTGGCTGGCGTCGGCACCGATCGATGCATACGGTACTGCAGAAGCCGCTACGTTGGATTGTCGCCTGCAGCTCGAGGCGCCTGAGTATACCGACGTGGTGCTGGGCTTCGGGCAGGAAGTCGTCCACAGCATTGTCAGCCAGGTCGACACCTTATTTAACGTTATCCATTACGTGACGCCTGCAGCGATCGCCGGCATTGAGGATTTTTAGCATGCAGCGAATTTCCAGTTGGACCGATCTTGTCACTGCGCTTGGCCGGTTTCGCTACGGCACCATCGTGGGAGGCGTGAGCCCAACGCCGATAAAGGCCGAATGGTTGAACGCCGTTCAGGAGGAACTGTGCAACTTGATCCTCGGGTATCTGCCTGCTCTGGATGTTGAGGACAACACTCAGGTGCTCAAGGCGATTCAGGCAGCGATTGCTAACTATGCGGTGAAGGCAACGTCATTAGCCGGGTACAACATTCTTGATGCCTATACGAAAAATCAGACTGACTTTCTACTTTCAAGTAAAGCGAACAATGCCATCACTCTGGGCGGTTATGGCATCGGCGATGCCTACACAAAGACTGCTACAGATTCGCTGCTCAATTCACTGCATCAGACTATCCAAACCGCGCTGGACGCACTTGACCTCGCGAAGCAAAACAAGAACACCGCGTTGTTGGGCGTTAACGGATGGAAGTTGGACAGCGCTACGGGGCTGTTAGAGCAGTGGGGGCAAGGTAACGTAGGCGGAGACGCGGTCAGTGCGCCAATCGACTTTCCAACTCCGTTTGCTGAGGTTTACAACTGCTTCGGGAACAAAGTAACTCCCAACTCCTCAGACAGTGATGCCAACGATGCGGGTGCCTATGCGGTAAGCAATACGCAATACAGGCTATTCAACGACACGCAGAACTTTGGAGCAACGATTCACTGGCGCGCGATTGGCAAAGCGCCGGGGTATTAATTCGCATCGATCCCAAACTTCAAAAAGCATCCAGGCCGCACTGCGGTTTTTTTTACGACTGGAGAAACATGAATGACTGATATTTCAGCGCTGGAGAGTTACGCGGGGCAGTTGTCGGAAGCGGCTCAACTTTCGCTAGGGGCGGCGGAAAAACAGCATCAATATATTCATGGCGATGCCGCGACTGATGTTGTTACTGAGTCGGGTCCAGTGCCGACAATTGCAAAGCAAGCCCGCTTGTCTCTGGAGCAAACGGCGGGTTTACAGTTGGAACTTGCCAGTGCAGACGATGCCGCCAAAGGTGCGAATTTAATCGGCGACAAGGGGACTACTGTCAGTGCGGCCCTAGCACTGAATCTGCGAAAACCGAGGAAAGTGTTCAGCAGGCTTTTTGCGGCCGCATCGTCTATTAGTCATCTGCGGGTGGTCATTCTTGGTGACAGCTTGGCCGGGGCCAAAATGCTTCAGCTCAACGCCTCGCTGGATCGCAGGATGGGCGGGGTTAACATGAGTGGTGTCAATAGTGCTGGTACAGGCGCTGGTGACGGTCCACCTACCGGCGGCTACGACCTCTCGCTCAGCACCGCCTCGCTCGTTACGGCGGAAACTTTTCAGTATCAGTATTGGCCCTCCGGGCTTGTCAGTCGTCTTAATGATGGCGCATCAGCACTTTGGGTTCGCTCGGGATCTTCGCCAACCTTTACCGATGTGAAGGTTTATTACATCAAAGAGCCCTCCGCCGGCACGCTGAATCTTTCCGTCGGAGGTACCGTTGTGGCAACCGTCTCCGCTGCCGCCGATGTCACTGGGCTTGGCGTTTTGTCCTACACGCAAGCAGCGGCTACTGCCGCCGTATTGACTACCGTTTCTGGCGGCTCGGTACGCGTTGTCCTGGTGCATACCCGCAACACCACCGTGTCCGGTCTCGACCTGCATCAGACCATGAACCGTGGTGGCCTGTTGCTGGCCGATGCAACGGCCTCCGCGCAAGGGCGTGCGATTTGGCAGGCGGCCCTGACTGACATTAACGCGGACCTCATCACCTTTGAGATGGACGATGACTTCGGGGATGGGGCGGCCGCTGATGCATCGTTCAACTACCTGATAGGTATTCTTGATGCGTCTAGTCCATACGCCGACAAACTGTTCATTGGGTCGACACCGAGAACCCTAAACGACTCGCTCAAGATGAGGTCCGGGCATTACCTGAAGGGCTTCTGCGGCAACAAAGGGGCGTCTTATCTGTTCTTCGACAGTTATCACCTCTTGGGCACGCACGCCGATATGAACACCATCTTCGGGACGGACGATGGCACCCATCCAGTAGCCGCCGCCCAGGCTTATGCCGCCGAGATGTTATGGGAGTTTCTCGGGCTTAACGGATTCAACTTAGGGTTCGTTTCTCGTGCGGTCAACGACCGTGGCACCCCATCCAGGCTCGCGCGCGGTACAACCATTGGTGATCGCCCAGGCAGGGAAATTTCGATCACTGGGGACGCCTCCTCGGGTTCGGACTTTACGCTGAACATGACGCGTTCTTTTGCACTTGCCAGCTCTACTGGAGTGGTCCTTCGCAGGACTTCGGTAAACCCCGGTGTGGTCTCCAACGTTGAGCCCATGGCCACCGACTTCGACACGCCCGCAAACGTACGCAAGCGCAACATAGTTACGGCGTCGGGAATAGAGATCACCCAGCTCGTAAAAACCGACAACCCAGGCGGCATGCAGCATCTGCGTGCGGGCCTGTTCTTCAACAGCTTTACGCGGGCTCAGCTATTGGCGCTCAGCGCGGCCAGCCAAATTGGGGCACTGGCGTACTGTTCGGACTGCACCGGTGGTGCTCAATGGGTCTATGCGAAAGGCCCGGCCTCGCAAGATTGGGTCACAGTGGCCGGCAATACCGCGATCTAACTTCGAGAGGCGACAAGCATGGCACTTACACTAAATGTGATTTACAAAAACGTAGAGGTCAAGGGAGCCTATGTCACTGTTGCAGTGGCTACCTTAGGTGCGGATAAGGCGGAAATGACCTTCAGCGTTCAGACCTGCGCCCAGGCTAACGGCGACCCTTTGACGTATGTTTACCACACGACACACTACGACATGGACGGTGAAAACCCATTCAAACAGGCATACGAGTACCTGAAAACTCTGCCTGAGTTTGAAGGCGCCATCGATTGCTGA